TCTATCTGAAACTTCCTCGTCTCAAGAAACTGCGCATCGGAGTTTGGCATACTGATGGCTTGGTACTGAAGCCCATCTTCAAGGACCGCCACCTTGTTGCTGTTCCCACTTCCTCCATAAGCTGCTTGCCAAGCATCTCTCACCTTTGATGGATCCTTGATGGTTCCTGAAGTTGAAAGAATACCACTTGGTGTGGCGTTATTGGCAAAGAATCTACCGCCATATTCTTCAGCGGCTATGTTCAGTCCGATGGCATTTTTCGCAAGGGCCACTGGTGAATAACCCATGACACCGTCAAAGCCAAGACCCGGTACATGAAGCACATCTTCCGGTCCTAAATAATGGGTGGTGGTGTCCTTCCTGTAAGCATAGTAAAGATTGCCATTCTTATCTCTGTCCACCGTCATCTTGTCGGGAAGCAGAGGATACAGATGCACCACCTCTCCTTTACCATTTCGAATGATCTGACAGTAGGCATTCCCCCAAAGAAGAAGGTGAGTCATCATGGTCTCCCTCAGAGTAAAAGACGTCATCTCCGGATTCGGTTCATCATGCAAAATCCTATACAGTGGATGGGTGTACATCTTTTCTTTACCGTCCCCTTTGTACTGATACGTATGAAGAGGTAAAGATGCCACCGTCTCTGCAATAATTCTCACGCAGGCGAAGACTGCTGTTGTCTGCATGGAGCTTCGCTCATTGACTATTTTCCCAGAGACACTTTGCCCCATATAAAAGTTCGGAGCGCTGCTAACACTGTCTGTGGGTTCTGCCCTGGCTTTAAAGAGCCATTTAAAAAAGTTCGCCATAATTGTTGTTCACCCCCTTCTATCCTAAAATGATCATGTCCCGTTCATCATAAATGGATCCATCATCATCTGGTGGATTCACCGTTGCTCTAGCCAGACCCATGATCAGTGCCACGATACCATCGATCTTTTCAGATGATTTTTCCTTATCCACCTTGATGTTTCCAGCAGGGTCCGTTTTGACAACAATATTATCTGCCATCCATCTTAAGACCGGATGCCCACCATGAGCGATTTGTTTACTTAAAGTAAGCCGCATCAGATCCTTTGTAGGTGGTGACATATCCTTAAAGCCCTGACCAAAAGGTACAACTGTAAAACCCATCCCCTCAAGGTTCTGGCTCATCTGTGTGGCACCCCACCGGTCATAGACGATTTCTCTGATGTTGTACTTCTCACCAAGGCGTTCAATGAACTTCTCTATGAATCCGTAGTGGACCACGTTTCCTTCTGTAAGATTGAGAAGTCCCTGCCTGTGCCAGATGTCATAGGGAACGCTGTCTCTTTTCACCCGCTGATGAAGGGTTTCTTCTGGCAGCCAAAAATATGGGAGCACCTGAAACTTATCTCCCTCTTCTAACGGTGGAAACACTAAAACAAAAGCGGTGATGTCACTGGTTGAGGACAGGTCAAGACCTCCATAGCAGACTCGCCCTTTCAGTTCTTCCGGGTCTACAGGATAGTTACAAAGGTCCCACTTATCCATGGGCATCCATTTGATTTCCTGCTTTAACCACATGTTCAGTCTCAGCTGTTTAAACAAGGCGAGATCTGCCGGATCATCTTTCACTTGATTGTAGTGCTCCCTAACTCTCTCTATAGAAATGGTATGGCCAAGACTTGGATTGGCCTTATACCAGTTGTTTTCATCTTCAATATCTGCATCATCCTCTAAGCCATAGATAATGGCGAGGAACGTCGGATCCACTCTCTTGCCTTCCAGTATGTCTTTAGCCTTTTGATGCATCTCCCAGCCATAGCCAGAGAGTTGATTCCCTGCAGTGGTGAGGTATAAAAAGAGTGGTTGGGTTCTGGCATCTCCTGAACCGGTAGTCAGCATCTTGGCAAGATCCGGATTCGGATAGGTCCAAATCTCATCGAGAATAACGCAGGAAGCATTGATCCCAGATTTTGATTTAACGTCGGAACTTAGTACTTGATAGAAACTTCCCGTCTTTGGGTAGACGATTCGCTTTGTGGATCTCACCAGATTCGTCACTTTTGATAGGGTTGGATTACCTTCTACAAAGTTCATACTGGTGTTAAAAATAATACTAGCCTGTTGTCTATCACAGGCGGCTACATAAACTTCTGCGTTAGGTTCTCCATCAGCCAGAAGCATGTAAAGGGCAATGGCTGCGCCCAGCTCCGACTTGCCATTTTTCTTACCAATCTCCACATAGGCGGTTCGATACTGACGAGTACCATCTTCTCTCAAGGTTCCAAAGAGGCGCCTCACCAGATCCTTCTCCCAGGGTAATAACTTAAAAGGCTGACCGGCCCATCTGCCTTTGGTCAGCTTCAGTTGTTCGATAAAGTTTTTGGCGTGATTCGCATGAGCTTCACTAAATGGCATAGCCGCTCCTCCTTTCAAATTAGTCGTTCTTACTCTTTTTTAGAATGTCCTCGGCTTTTGGTACACCCGCCAGCAGCTCTTCCATGGCATCGCCCTCGATGGTGTTCCCACTGTTATTAATGTTCAGTCTGCTTCGGGCAGATGGGCTTAGTCCAAGCTCTGAGCAGAAGTTTCTCATCTGTTTAAGGTTTTGCTGGGCAATGGACACTTGAGGAATCTGCTGAATGTATCCTGAAGCGGTCTTTAGAATAGATCCATGCTTTGAGATGAATTCCTCTGCTTCCTTCCATCTGGCATAGGCCTGACAGTACCCGGCAAAGGCAGCCATATCTACCTCCGTCAGTAGCCCCATGGCTTCCAGCTCTTTTGATAACCTTTTCCATTCTTTCTTGGCATCCGGTTCCAGCCATGACGGGCACTTCGGTGCTATCTGTTTTGGTTTCGGTTCATTCTTATTCAGCGGTCTCTTTCCAGGATTTCCTTCCAGCTCTTTGACCGCTGTAGGTTTTGGTGGTCTTCCTCTACCTGCCATAACTTTCACCTCCTTAATTTGTAGCAAAGAAAAAGGAACCTTCATCTGAAAGTCCCTATCACTCATTATTTTTTCTGCACATTATTTTTCTTATCTGCATATAACCCAGCACTTTCTATGCAGTAAGGTTATTTCCCACGGATTCCTTTATAATTAAAGTTCCCTTTTCGAATCTCTTCATGATCTGCTTCTACTGCTCTTTTGTATTCAGAGTCTTTGGTTTCTTTATCCTTGCAGCTCATGCAGATACACTGCTCATTGAACATGGACATGATTCGCCCACCTTCTAAGCTCCCACCGCAGCGGTCACAAGTTTTTTGACTAAAAAACCGATCCATCTCTCGCACCTCCTACTCCACATCCACATATTCCATCAGCATGGCCAGAGCTTCATCGTAGCTCTTGGCTTCAGTAGTTATTCGCTGAATCATTTCTTCTGCCTTTTCAGATTCGCCAGCTTCCTTTAGTGTCTTTGACACAATCCCCATGAGATTGAAAATATTCCCGTTCTCTCCAATGAGTCTGCATCTATGCTTCATCGGTTTCATCCACCTTTCTGAAAGCGCCACTTCCTTCTAAGTGCTTTAAGAGTGTCTTTCTGGTTTCCTTGTACTCGGGACCATTCATTCCGATGCGGATCAGCCAGGTTCTAAGTGCGTACTTCGGATTATCATCCTGGGCCTGTTTGAAGGATGCGCGGTTTAAGGTTCTTCCGTATCTAGCAATAAGAACACATAAATCCTGAAATGCCTTGATTCTCTCTGGATTTAAATTTGAGCTGTAAAGTTTGAAGGTGAATGTCTTCTCGTCAAAATCAATCTGAAATCCTGGGCACCTATTTACACCCAGTTCTTCAAGTGCTTCTTTAAGACCCTCTAAATCATTGATCCCGATTTTGTTTAGGTCTTCAGCAAACCCTTCATCCATGAAGACTTCCTCTGTTTCAAAAGCCATCATGATAAGTCGCTGTTTGCTGTAAAGCATGTTGATGATATTCTTTAGGCTATCAGCTGTGTGCTCTTCGAAGTTGAGTTTAACTTCAACACCACCAAGTGCTTCAAGAGGATCACTTGATCCTACATTTAGAGATGCTTCTTGAACTTCTGCTTCATCAACTGAATCATCATCATTGTACTCTTGATCAGTCAATGGCTCAGGCTCCAATTGTTGATTCAGGATTTCTTCCATAGTGATGGACTCCCCATCTCCTCTGGTAATATCTCCATGCCTGTCGATAGTGTAGATTTCATTTTCTGTTCTGATTTCATAAGCAAAGCTTGGAACACTTAGGTATTTTGGTTTCACACCAAAGTGCTCGCCCAGTTGTTTGATCATTACTTTTCGGTCCATTTTCATACCTCCTTGCGTTTTGGTACTTACATATATCACTCTAAACACAAGATATAGCAAGGAATTTCTTCGGTTTACTAAAACATAAATGCACTTAATAACCCGCACTGCTATATCGAATGCGGATAATTAAGTGCACTATCTAAAAAAGGGCTAGGTGCCCTTCTTCAGTTTTTAAAGTTCAAGTCCGGTATATCGTGGGTAATCATACCCTTCCGTATTTACCAG